AAAGTCTATTCGCATTTCAGACTCGTTAATCGTAGTGCCTTGTATAACTCTTGTGAAGTATTTAAAGTAATCCCATGCAACTGATTTAGCTTGTCGATAGAACGGAGCAATATATGCACCTCTAAAATCAGTCCTATGTGTAGTCATGGCATCTCGTATAAGATGATTAACACACGCTACAGTTTTACCTGCTCTACGATGAGCTACCACCACCATCCATCTTTTATCACTATCGTGTAATGGTGTAAATGCTTCTCTAGGTGAATATGGAACTACTATTTCTTCCATGTGTAAGTAACTTCACCACTATGTTCTGTGTTCTGGTCTATTTGCTGTGTGGCCTTACCTTCTAATCTATCGCCAATCTCTTTGATTGCTGATATATCGCCAGTTAATGCTTTATCTATTAAGGCTTGAGCTAATAGGTTTAAGTTCTCATTTCTATTAATGGCTCTCTTTACTGCGTCTGTCCATATCTTGGCTTTAGCAGCGTTATTATTACCTTTAGGTGCGCCACCCTTGTTTACGGTTGATTCAACCTCTAAATCTTTGTTTTCATTCATTTTCACTTATAATTGGGGTAGCCCAATTCCTCGTTATTTATTTAATAATTCATTAAACCTTTTACAATGGCTTCATTTGGATTTATATCTAATCCACCATGTTCAGGTAATTGTTTAAATGGATAAAACATACGTCTTTGTGCTTCATTCATTCCTGCTCTATTTTGAGTTAATCTTGCTTCTGCTTCACCAGCTAAATTTTTATATTGATTTAAAGCTGATGGCGTATTAAATACATCTGCATTAGGTTTTGTTGCTAAATCCATAGCTTGTACAGACGGGCGTCTACCTAAATTATCTTGCACCCATTTAGATGCTTCACTAGGTATTTTACCTTTATTTAACAAATTAGAAATAATTTTTGCATCATTTATATCAACAGAAGATGGAAAATCTTTTGGACTTCCACCTTTTGCAAAGCCTTCTAAATGTTGTATAGCATGTTGCAATTCATGTAATGTAACACTATTAAGTGCTTCTTCATTTGGTGCTTCTGCTGCTAAATGGCTTGAAGATGGTGTAAATTTATTTTCAATAAAAGTTCCAGCCAATGATCCTTCAGGTTTTAATCCTTTTAATGTTAAAGCAGTTACATTTTTTAATTCAGGGTATGCTTGAAACAATGTATCATGTGACATTAATTCATTTACAGGTTTACCAGTAGTACCACCATAAATCGTTTTGGATGCTTCATCTGATATTTCTTGACGCCATCTATTATCTAATCCTCTACCCATACCTGTTTCGTGCCAAATGCGTTCAGGGCTTACACCTTGTTTTTCTAACGCATCTGCTAATTTATGTGTAGATACATTCCATAGTTTAGACTTAGGGCCAATAAATGTGCCTGCTAATAATGGCATAGCTTTACCTGCACCAACCAATGCTGCCTTACCTATTCCTGTACCTATAAGATCATCAGGTGATAACATAGGTGCTTCTAATGGTGCTTCACCTTGTTGAAAAGGATATTGGCCTACTGCTCTTGCTAATGGCGTTCCTGGTTCAGGTTTATCACTGGCTAGTAGTTTAGTAAGTGTATCCCTGATGCTTGCCATTTTAGTATTGTTGAGTTTGTGCTAATTGTGGGTTAGGTAGCATAGGTTGCATACCTGTTGGCTTGTTTAAACCTTGTGCGTAAGCATTAAATCCGTATGGTGATTGACCTTGACCGCCTGGCATAGCATAGTTTTGATTAGCTTGTTGTGCGTATTGTTGCGTAGGATTGCCTTGACCGTAGTTTTGTAATGCGTTAGCTAATTGTTGTGGATTAGCTTGTGATGGTGCTATAGGTTGCATTGTGTTGAAATTGTTTTGTGGTGAGCCTATCATTTTGTCATCAAAGCCTTTGCCATTTTTTTAGGATCTTTCTTTCCACCTTCTGATGCCATCTTTTGAGCAGTTTCTTGTGGTATGCCAACTCTTTTTGCAACTTTTGGATTGTGGGCGGCAGCTTCGAAAAGTTTATGTTGTTTGAGATTGTATGGAATTTTGTTCTTCCTTCATTAATAATTTTGGTATATCTTTTTTGGTTGTGTCACCATCTCTAATACATTCAGGGCAAGTAGGGTATCCGGTGTAGTCGTACACCTCTCCACAACTTTCACATACGCTTATTTTCACTTGGTTTCCTGAATTATAGATATAAAAAAAGCCCACGTTTTAAGCGGGCTTATGGAACATATAGATACAATTATCCCACATCTGCGATTATACCAAAAAACGAGGTGCTTGTGTAAATTATTTTAGGCATTTATACGTCTGCCACCAATACTAAGAAGATTGTCAAAAGCCAATTCTAATTTAAACTCGTATGCAAAAGGTTTTCTAGTTTTGAGAAACCTACAATAAATAGCATCTTGTTGTTCCGTAGGTAAGCTATGTATGATTGAATCTATTGTATGCACGTTCTTTAAGTCTTGTGCTGATACCATGTCCTCAAAAGCATCTGCTGTAGATTCACCACCTGAACTCATGCCTATAGACTTTTTAGGATAGCCTAGCTTATGACTATCATGTGACTTCATGTATAAAGCCCAATCTTCGCATATACATATTAAACGATCCATACTAAGCATTTTTAACCTTTTCCTCTATAAGCCTAGCAAATCTTATCATGCGTTCTATAGTGATGGGTTCGTATCCTGTTGGATATACTTTTCTGTATATAGCAATAATATCTTCTTGCGTCATTTTCCTATGTTTACTCCGTCACTAATAATTGAACTGCTATGGAATGAATCTAATGTATGATTATGTCTTGCATTATGTTTAGCATCTTTTTCATTATAGACTGTAGATGATTTTATTTGATCGTCTGTAAAGTTTACTGTATGACCTAATAGCGTTTGTAGTAAATGTGGTCTTGGTTTGTGATAGTAAGTAATGTCATTGTGTGTATATGATGTAAGATGTTCTTCGTTCCTAAGTCTAAACATAACCCATTTTACAATGTTATATCCTACATCTATTTCTTTAGCTACTTCTAAACAATTCATTTTGCCATCACCAATAGCATCCATGATTGCATCTTTGTATTTAGTGTAATGTAATTCAGCTTCGTATTTCAACTTACATCCTTAACTTTACAATGCCATTTGCGTTTATCGTCTTGATGCCAACCATGAACATGAATAGTCCATCCAGCTTTACGAACTGCACCGACATATTCATTATCTGCTATTTTATTTATTCTAGCTGACATATTGGTAGCTGTGGTGGTTTGAACTGCTAAAACTTCTTTACCTTTTAAAGCTAGTATATCTATAAAACCAAATAAATCCTGGCGTATTCTTGCAAAACTGTTCCAATGTTCAACTATTGCAACTGTGTATCCTTCATCTCGTAACTTTTTAAGACTCAGTTGAGTCGGACTCGTTGCCAAATTGTTCTCCATTAGGTTTAGATACGCCATTTATAAAACGCTTTTCTACTTCGCCTGTAGATTTGTTTAATTCATATTCTGCAAAATATTGATCGGCTGTTTCTTGTAATTCTTTAAACGCTTCTTTACGTCTAAATATACGATCAAAGTTTTCTTCAAACGCTTTACTATTCATGCGTGATTGTAATACATCACCTGTAATATCATTTTTAGATGCCATTATTTTTCCTCGTTACAAGCATTGACTACAAATTGACATGCAGCTTCAAAAGCTACAAATATGACTGCAAATGGTAAAAAACATATACCAATAATACCTACGATATATTTCATTTAATTCCTAAATGGTCGTTAGTAAATAACCAACCTATAGTTTTTCTGTGCGCTTCTTCCCATGTTGCTATTCTATCATGTTTATCTAATGATTTGTCATTATCTATCATGTGATGGCATTGATGGCATAAAAAAGCTATACGATAATCATGGGCTTTTATAGATGTGCCTTTACCATCTCTTAACTGATTGCTATGTGCAGCCACTACAGTTCCGTCTTGCATAGAACACATCATACATGGTGCTCCATCTGC